ACATTGCATTAAGCAATCCCAATACAAGAATATCAATGGTATCTCATTCCCTTCCTCATATTAAGCGAGGAGTTTATAGGGATTTTAAAAATATACTTGAGCAATGGAATATTTGGGATGAAAAGGATTTCCGATATACTGATTTTATTTATACGTTTAAGAACGGCTCTTACATTGAGTTGTTCGGTCTTGAAGACCCTGACAAAGCAAAAGGACCAGCAAGAGATATACTATTTGTAAACGAGGCAAACCTAATTAGTAAGGCTTTATTTGACCAGCTTTTAATTCGTACAACTGGACAATCATTCTTAGACTGGAATCCAGCCGACTTTATTTCTTGGGTTTACGAAGTAGCTGATAACCCAAAGAACAAACGCATACATTCTACCTACTTAAACAACATTAGTAATCTAAGCGATAGCCAAGTAAGAAATATTGAGCAATACAAAGACTTGCCTGATGACTTTATGTGGAAGGTTTACGGATTAGGAGAACGAGGCAAAGCAAAAGAGATTATATATACTCAATGGAAACAATACGATGAAGCACCTGATGGTGATGTATTCTATGGATTAGATTTTGGTTATGTCCATCCAGCTGCACTTATCAAGGTTACACATCACGAAGGACAAAACTACTTTGAGGAAATAGTTTATCAAAGCGGTTTAACTCTTAGTGATCTATCAAGATTGATTAAAGAGAAGCTACCAGAACGTGCAACAATCTATGCAGATGCAGCAGAGCCTAAATCTATTGAGGAATTATACCGACAAGGATTTAACATTAAACCAGCCGTTAAGGATGTATGGGCAGGAATAGTAAAGATGAAGTCTTACCCAATTAACTTACATTACAGTAGTAAAAACCTACGCAGAGAGTTTATGTCTTACAAATGGAAAAAGGATAAAAACGATAACGTAATTGAAGAACCAGTAAAGGCAAACGATGATTTAATGGATGCTTGTAGATATGCCGTGTTTACTCACTTAACTAAGATGAAATTTGAAGTGTCGGTATTTTAGGATAAATTATATTAACTTTGTTAAAATACATAAATAATGGGATTATTTGACTTCTTTAAGAAAAGACAGAAGATTAACACGATTTTACCTAATAATTTTCCTTTAGCTTCTCAAGTTGCAATACAACAAGGAATAGTAACGTGGCAAGGTGGTAATGCTAAATCGTTTGTTGATGATGGATACGTAGGTAATGACATAGTTTATTCTATCGTAAAATTAATTACTGATAAAGCAAAACTTGCTCCATTCCACGTTTACAAAGTGGTAGATGAAAGAGCAGCTAAGCAATACAAAGCAATGATGGCTCAACCTGATAAGATTGAATCATTTAGAACTTTAGAGCAACTGCATAAAAAAGCATACGAATTATATACAGGAGATACAAGACTAAACGAACTATTAACCTATCCTAATGGAGAAGATACATTTGGAGATTTAGTAGAGCAATGGTGTGGATTTAAACTAATAACAGGTAATTCATTTATCTATGGAAAACTTATTGAAGGTGGAGCAAACAACGGAAAGCCTTTTGAATTGTACGCACTCCCTTCCCAGTATATGGCGGTCATTGCCAACATTAACGTATTTCCACCAACAAGAGTGGGTTACCAATTGTACTATGGTTCAATGTGGTCATTTGACCCAAAGGAGATATTACACGATAAATACTTTAATCCTCAATGGAACGTTACAGGAAATCAATTATATGGTCAAAGTCCTTTAATGGCTGCTGCTCGTAACTTAACGAGATCAAACGAAGCTAAGACTGCTGCGGTTGCATCATTCCAAAATGGTGGACCAGCAGGTGTTCTATTTATGAACGATGATAGGTTCGACCCAATTAGCGGTCAACAACAAGCACAAGCACTTAAGAAAGCAGTAAGCGAGAAAGGTGGTTCACTTAACTTTAATTCTATTGCAGTAAGTGGTTACAAAGTAGACTGGAAACAAATCGGATTAAGCCCTGTTGAATTAAACATCATTGAGAGTGAGAAGTGGGATATGAAAGCACTTTGTAATATTTATGGAGTACCTTCTCAATTGCTTAACGATGCCGACAATAAGACATACAATAACCAAATAGAAGGAGAGAAGGCATTGACTTTACGTTGTGCTATTCCTTTATTAGTTGGTATTAGAGATAACTTAAATAGAAAGCTAAAGAGCGATTGGGGTTATGCTGGGCAGAATATTTATATTGACTTTGACCCAACAGTCTATGCTGAATTAGAATCAAACAAAGCAGATCAAGTTAAATGGTTAAACGAGGCTTGGTGGATTGCGCCGAAACAAAAGATGGATATAATGGGATTAGAGATTCCACCTTACATTGACCAAATTGAAATGGAAAAATTATATATCCCTTCAAGTTTGCAAAGTCCAGATGAGTTTCAACCTTTAACGCTACCTGAATAATGATTTGGCAAGATTATAGGAAACTATATTTAAACGCAATAAAAACCTATTCGCCAAAGTTTAAGAAAGAACTACAAAGGCAAGTAGATACTTATTGCGATACCCAAGATTTAAACGCAATTAGCGACAAGAAGATTAAAAAGACCATCCAAAACCTTCATATTGCAATGGGGGTTAAGATGGCACAAATTACCGAGAAGAACGTTTCTAAATCGGTTAAGGGCTATAAAGGACCAGATGAGTTTAAAAGTAAGCAGACGGATTTGTTTACTTATGTAATGTTGGCTTACCTTGAAAGAAAAGGATTAGACCAAATTAGTGCAGAGATAACTCAAACCACTAAAAACCAAATTCAACAATACTTGTTAAAGTCAGTTGAGGAAGGTTTAACTTTACAAGAAACGATTAAACTATTAAGGGGTGCTGGGATAACGGATTATAGAGCGGAGATGATTGCAAGAACGGAAACAGGCAGAGCAGCGAACATAGGTTCAATGGTTGGAACGGCTGCAACTGGACTTGTAACTATGAAGGAATGGATTGCTGCAAGAGATAACCGAACAAGGCGAGTACCACGAGATATGTTTGACCATTATCATATGGATGGAATAAAAGTAGCTTTTGATGAGAAATTTAATGTTAAGACTAAGAACGGAGGTTTTGAACCTATGTTACATCCTTGCGACTCAAGTGGAAGTGCTGGGGATGTTATCAATTGCCGTTGTACGTTAGGTTATGAAGCCGTTCGAGGAGAAGATGGCAAACCAAAGAAGTTAGCCAATAACCCACCAATGGGAGATATGGGCTTGATTTGGGGTTTATTAACTAACGTGGCTTTACAGGAAGTTTCAAATTTAATTAGACAAGCACTTGCAGATTAAAAAAAATTAATAACTTTGTTATATGAGTAAGATTGAAAACAAAAGCTACGATGAAATGATTTTGGACATAACTCCAGAAACAAGAACAGTAAAAGCGTGTTGGTCAAGAATTGGTAATGTGGATTTAGATAACGATATTATCGTTGCAGATGCATTTACTAAAACTATTAAAGAAAGAGGACCAGCAGGTAAAAATCTTGTGTGGTCTTTGATTGACCATAAAGCAGATATGTATCATACAATTGGAAAGCCTAAAGAACTTTACATTGAAGGCGATATGCTTATTGCGGTTACCGACTTAATAGAAACTGAATGTGGAGAAGATGCCATTAAACTTTACGAAGCTGGTTTAATCAATCAACACTCAATAGGATTTAGTACAATCAAATCACAAGTAGATCAAAAGACAGGAGTACGTACAATTACCGAGTTGAAACTTTACGAAGGTTCGGCGGTTTTGTGGGCTGCTAATCCTGAAACTCCAACAATGGATTTCAAAGGAGAGGTAGTTAGTAACAAAGAAAATTTATCAATGAGATTAGAAAACTTGATTAAGGCATTTAGAGGTGGAAGTTTCACAGACGATACCTTTGCTTTAATGGAGATTCAAATAAAACAAATACAAGCTGCATTGCTTGAACTTGAAGTGGTTAAAGAATTCACTCAACCCGAGATATCAGTTGAGCCGACAATAGAGCCAGTAGTAGAGGAAAAGAGTGATGAAGAAGTATTAAAGGCAATTAAACAATTTAACAATCTATTTAAAAAGTAAAAATGGAAAACGTAATTAACGAAATGGCTGAAAACCTTAAAGGGTTTCAAGCTACAACTGCTGCTTCTATCGAAGAAGCTAAAGCAGAAATCCGCGTTGTAAAAGACGAAATGCAAAAGCAATTCGATGCACAAGCTGCGGTACAAAAGAAAGCTGCTTCTAAAGAAGTAAAGCACTTAGATGAGTCTATCTTAGAAAAATTAGATGGTCAATTCGATGTAATGGAGAAGTCTTTGAAGAACAATGGTAAATTCCGTTTGGATTTATCTGATGTTAAGACAATGACTTTAAGTGGTAACTTAACAGGTGATTCAGTAGCATCTTATGCTCCTAATCCAGCTATTCAACCATCTCAAAGCATTAACTTTAGAGATTTAATTCCTACTGTAAGAAGTGAGACTGGATTGTATGTTTACTATCGTGAGAATAGCGGTTTGACTAACAACATCGCTGCTCAAACTGAAGGAAGTGATAAAGGCGAGAACAACTACTCTTTAACAGAAGTTAAAGTTGTAAACGATTACATCGCTGGTTTCTCTACTTTCTCAAAGCAAATGTTGAAGTCTTTACCATTTATGACACAGACTTTACCAAGAATGTTGACAAGAGATTTCTACAAAGCGGAGAACTCTATCTTCTTCTCTACTGTATCTGCTGCTGCAACTGGTTCAACTACAACTGCTGAAACTAACGATTTGTTACAATTAGTAGATTATATCGCTAACCAAAAGACTGCGAACTTTGTTCCTTCTTATGCTTTAGTTTCTCAAGCGCAAATGAGCCGTTTATTAAAAGCAACTATCGCTGCTGGTTATTATGCTGGTGCTGGTAGTGTTATCGTAAACCCTAATGGCGGAATCACAATCTGGGGTGTACCTGTTGTATCTGCTTCTTGGGTAACTGATGACAAAGTTTTAATCTTTGATTCAAGCTACTTAGAGAGAGTTGAAGTAGAAGGTTTAGCTATTGAGTTTTCTTATGAGAATGGCGAAAACTTCCAAAAGAACTTGGTAACTGCTCGTATTGAGTGTTATGAAGACATCAACTTAATGTTGACTACATCTGCAATCTATGCTGATATGGGTAACGTTTAGTTCTAAGGTTTAGTAAATAATTAACCCCTTACATTTGTAGGGGGTTTTTTATTGCGATAAATTAACTAAATTTGTAAAAAGAAGTTATATGTCTTATTCCAATTATATTAACGATTTTAGCTTAACCGACATCGGTACAGTTGTTGAACCTGTTACATTAGCAGAGGCTAAATTATATTGCAGAGTAACCACAAGCGTTGATGATAACCAAATTTCATTAATGATTAAACAAGCAAGAGAAGCAATAGAAGTGGCAACAGGATTGAGTTTGATACCAAAAACTGCCGTTGTATGGTTTACTAATTGGGATGGCAACTTTAACCTTCCTTATGGTCCAGTTAATAGTTTTACATCTTTGATAGATCAAAACGGAGATACTATTGTTGCTGCTGATTACTTTTTAGTTGGTGGTAAATTCCCACAATTACAAAGACCACAATTTGCAAACTTAAAGGCTACTTATGTGGTAGGCTATGCAACAGTTCCAAATGATTTAAAGATTGCTATTTTAGACCAAGTTAGCTATGACTACGAGAATAGAGGATTAGATGGCGATTCTGGTATATGTGAGAAGTCTTGGAAAGCGTGTCAAAGATGGACAAGAATATCCCCAATTTTATAATATGAAGTTAGGAAAAGCGAAAGCAAACTATATTGATGCCAACACGATGACCCGTGAGGTTCTAATCTATGCTGCCACAAGGACAAGTGATGGTCAAGGTGGGTTCACAACTACCTTTACCCTACAAAGCACAGTTTTTGGCGATTTAAGACCAGATAATCAAGTTCGTGCAATAGGGGAGGCAGAGTTGCAGTTCGACCAAAGAAGCGTCCTTTATATTCGTTTTGGCGTTACTATAAATGATTCGGATGAGGTAGAGGTTGAAGGCGATAGATATACGATACATTCTATTAAAAACGTAGAGAACCAAAATAGGTTCTTGGAGTTAATAATTTATAAATAATGGCATTTGGAATTGACTTATCTGGCATACCAAGACTTGAAAAAAAGTTAGCTGATCTTAATAGTAAGATAGCTAATGATATAGCTAAAGAAATGTCGGCATCAACATTAAAGATTGAAAGGGATGCTAAAAGAAATGCGCCTGTAAATATGGGTACTTTAAGACAAAGTATTCACGCTACAAGCAAGGATAAATTAACCCATTATGTTGAGGTTGGTGTTTCTTATGGTGCTTATGTTGAATTTGGGACAGGTGGCAAGGTTTCAATACCTGCTGGATTTCAAGATTATGCTGCAACATTTAGAGGTAACAAAGGAGGAAGTTTAGCTGATATGATTGAAGCGTTAACTTTGTGGGTAAAAAGAAAAGGATTAGCTGGTACTTATAGCGTAAAAAGTCAAAGAAGATTAGGTGGAAAAGC